TTAGAACCTGTTTTTGGTCTTGGTACTATTGCCGTGTCACACCTAATTAGAGATGATAGGGTGGATATTTTCGGCGCAATAGTTTCACAGTTTCCATACGATACTATTTCCGAACCATTCAGGTCGAGATTGGACGGTGAGGATTTTGTCCAATACTGATTCGTTCCATTCAGCACTGTGGCTTTTTGATAGTTCTGCAAGAACAGAATATCACTGTTCGGCTGTGCAATCAGTAAAACAGGAAACAGTATAAAAACATACTTCATCATTAGTATCTCAAGAGTCCAAGTTTAACGCGAACCTTACCGTTGAATTTCGGAGTGTATTGACCTTTGGCAATCAGCACACCGTAGAGAACATTCTTCTTACCGTTCTGATAAACGGGAATGTTAATTCCACTCGGTTCTGCCATTGCTACGCCAGTGCCATTTGATGCAAGGGAATAATCAATCGAACCTACGTATTTATCATTGTTGGCGTGTGACGGAGACCATGCAACGTTATCCGCTACCGTTCCAACCGAATCACTAAACAGAAGCAACTTGAACGTTCCATTCGCAATGTTAGCAGTATCGACCTCAAGCAAAGAGGAAAGAATTACCGAACCTCTGCCACTCGGACGTAACACATTTGTGAACTCGAACAACTGCGCCGTAGAAGCAGTATCGTTCACCACATCGTTTACCTGATATTGCGTAGCGTTCGCCGGACGGACGATACTATCAGCAGAAGTGTAAATGGCAAAGTCATTGTTGGTCTGTGCCGTAACAACGCCGATAAGAACAAAGACAAGAGCAATTAGTTTTTTCATCTGTTTTCCCTTTGGTTAAATAGTTGCGTTAGTCCGTATGGGGAAGTCACCCTCCCCACACAGATTGAATCTATCGAACACCCTCAAGCCATAAAGTGATTCGGGGTTTTGTTGCTTGTGACTGCGAGGCATTGCCAGAAGCAAAGAAGTTCAAACGGAAGCGATATTGCGCCCCGAACGCCTGAAACTTCTCAATGACATTGCTACGGAGAGTCCAGATAGTGTCAGCACCAGCACCCGAAGCCGGATGGATGAGAACGCTATCGTAAGGCGACCAAGTGCTTGTAAGTTTCCGGTCAACGGACAGATACAGATACGTGGAGTCGTTTGATACCAAACGCGCACCAAGCAAACGATACTGTGCCATCACCGCACCCGCAGTATTGCGAGCAAGCGACAAGCTGGAAAAGGTATCTCCCTGTGCAGCATTACCAACGAGATACCACTTCTCAACGTTGTCATTCGGTGCTTGACCGTAGCCAACAAGAACAAGGGTAAAAATGAGGAACGTGATTTTCTTCATGTTAGTTATTCTCCCTTGAATTAAGATGCAGTTTTGATAGCGGCAACGCCGGACGAAAGAACCCAAGTCATACCAAGACGTTCCGTAAGACGAACCGCGCTCATGTCTTTCTCGAACAGGTTGCTACTTCCAACCACGCCCTCACGACCGATGGACAGTTCCATTGCCTGACGGTCAGCAACATACAGATGACGGCGAACGTTCGTGAAGCCGATGAACACAGAACCGCTTGCATCCGTTGACGGCATCGCTTCGCTTTCGACAACGCGATAACCCCAGATGGTCGGATTCTGATTCGCATCGGTCGGCATCGAAACGACATACGCACCGGATGAATCTTTCACCTTGCGAACGATGGAGAAGATTGTCGGGTGCATGACATAGATAGCACCGCGCCGATACTTCGCCGCAAGTTTATACTGCACATCGAGCAAATCGTCTGCTTTGATGTTGTTGATAGACGTTCCAGCCAGCGTGTGGGTCGTGCTGGAAATGGACAGGTTGGTAAGACCAGTGATAGAGCCATAGGTAGAAGTGCCATCACCAACGAAACCAGCCAAGTCCTCTTTCTCTGCCATTCCTTCACCGACCTGCGTAGCAATCAGCGAAACAATGTCAACTTTGGAATCAGCGAACAGTTCATTCGACATAGCCGAGATAGCCGCCAGTTTCTTGATGCTGATGGAGGGCTGTGTAAACGAGCCAGTGCTTTCCGCAATCTGAGCCGCTTCATCGGTCCATGCAACGGTCGGAACTGCGTTCTCTGCATTCAGATACAGCGAGTCACCGCCGAAACCGAACACATTTGCTTCACGCCGAACTACGCCGTATTCATTGGCAACGCGGATAACTTCCGTGCGGAACTCATCGGGAACGAGATAACCGCCAGCAGTCGGGGAACCTTCGGTGTAAGCGTGTTGCTCCATACCGAACGAGTTCTGGATAGCGTTAATCACCTTCTCATCCTTGCGATACACGCCACGAACGAAATGTTTGATACGCTCTTCTTTGGTCAATTTGGCAATCTCTTCCGGTGAATTGGTCGGGAACACGCCATGTTTACGGTCAACCTTATCCATGCCAAGCTGTTTGGTCAGATTCGCCGTGTGTGCCTCAAGCACAGTTTTCAACTCTTCCATCGTAATGGGAGTATTGTTTACTTCGGACATTGTAAATCCTTTCTGTTTGTGTTATTGTGTTTTAATTATTGTAACGGCTAAACGCTCCGCACCGATTTGAGCAGTTCATCGAACTTCTCTTTCCGTTTCCGTGCTACGTTCTCCACCATTAGTGCTTCAAGTTTGTTGTTCGTTTCTGCCAGTGCGGTTTTCAGTTCATCGAGTCCCACACCGTTTTTAATCAGTTCAAGTTCCTGCTTGATAGCAGACAATTCATTTTCGAGTGATGCAATCTTACCCTCTGCCTCCTCTTCCCTTGCAACCTCTTCCATGATGCTATTGATAATCAGACCGCTACCATACTTTCCGATACTGTTCCGCAGTGCGTTCTTGTTAGCCGGAACACCGACAATCGAATACTCTCCCAAGTCCGTCTTAACAAACTCAATCGCTTCAAACTGACCATTGGCATTGAAGATGGGCTTTACCTCTGTTGGGATGAATCCAATGGATGAAGCATTGAGGAACTTGTCTTTCCACATATTAAAGATTGTGTTACCCTGTTCACTGTCATGGAATTGGGTCTTAGCAATCTTAGATTTCACACCGTTACGCACCTCGTTCTTGTGCCAAACATTCCGACCAATCGGGAGCAAGTCCGAACGATGATTGAAGAACACGACCGGATTCTTGTCGTAGCCCGTAGTGTCCATTCCGTCCATGCGAACAATCTGACCGTAGCGGTTAACAGTTTCGTCCGTGATGATGTGGACAATGGAACGCTCTTCTTCATTGATGCTAAGAGCGTTTTCAATCACGTTGTTTGCATACTTACTCATTGTTCGCCTCTGGAATGGTTTGCTGTTTTTCCTGAACTGGTTTACCCTCTTGCGTTACTTCCCTCTTAATCATCTGCTCAAGGGGCATATAATTTGTCGGCATGAAGTGAATATCGCCCTGCGCACCGATACCATCATACCCGTCAAGTTTTCTCTCTTCGTTGATGGTAGTCTTACCGGAGAAGATGCGTTCACGGCTTGCCTGTGCTTCAACGGAGACATTTTTGGGAACTGTCGAATCGTGTTTGATGAACAGGTTTGAACCGTCCAAGTAATTCTTAAGCAGTCCAGTGGTAAGCCGTTCGTCAATGTTCCGCAGTAGCGGTTCAATAGCCATTTTGGAGTAGGTGTATTCCTGACTCTCTGCGTTAGCCCTATTCACATCCTCGACAATACCGAGCATAGACGGGGGAACTTTGAACACGGCGCATATCTCACGCATCGCCGCACTGTTCGTAGCCATCCAGTCAAGGTCTTTCGGATTGAAACTGAACGGCTTTAACTTCAAGCCATTCTCAAGAATCATCGTCTTACCGCTATTCTCACCACCACCGTAAACAGACTGAATCATCTGCCGGAGGCGTTTGAATACGCTCTCGTCTAACTTGGAATCCGTTTCAAGGACAGCCGGAGGAAGTGCGGAGTTCTTGTAGAATGTTCGCTGGTAGTCGTGCTGGAACTCGTTAATATCAACGACAATATCTGATGCTTGCAGAATTGAGGAACCGTAGTAAAAGTTATTCACGTTCGGATGCTTGAAGTGAATAATCTCTTCCGGCGTATAGGTAATCACCTGACCACGATTAGCACCATACGGTCGTAACTCGTAACTCTTAATCACACCATCTAAACTCGGAACGATTGTAACCTTGTCGGACGGAAGCACCCACAACTCCCTCTGCCGTCCAGCACCATCCTTAGAAATCGCTACATAGGCATCACCAGTCAAATCCATGTAGGCAACAATCTTGAACAAGAGGTCATACCTTGTGTCAAGAGGATTAGGGTTATCCATCAAACGAATTGAGGGATGGTCGTCTAACTCCGTATAGTCATCAGCACCGTTACGGCGATACACACGGAACACAGCAGATGCAACCGATTGAGCGCGAGCAGATACACAGGCATACACCCAAGACTTATATGCCTTAAGCATTGCGCTCTTATCGCCCTTAGTATCTGACAAGCCGTATTTACTCTGCCCGTCCAATACGCCGTAGATATTACCGACCTTGTTCTCGACAAGTTTAGGCGCAAATAGATTTTTCAGGTTTGGGAATTTCACTTGTTCTTCTTCTTATTGTCGGTAAAAGTATTCAGCGGGAATTTCACAACGATAAATGCGTTCGGCTTCGATGTGATTTGCTCAATGTGTGCTTCCGCAATATCTCTAATGGGATAATGCACAATGACATTCCCATTCATAAGAAACCTGTTTGTTGCTTGTTCGAGGATGCAGAAGTATTCGCTCATAAATAAAAAAGGGCTACTACCGGAATTGTTTTCCGATAATAGCCCTCAAGTTCTTTGATAGGCAGTTATGTTCTTATTTGTGCTACTCTGTTATTACTGTAAAGCCCTTGCCAAACTCAAATACATCGTTAGATGTTTTCCACACACCACTTGCAATGAGCATTGTCCTTATTTCATTTGCAATCTTTATGCAGTGTGTTTCATCTCTTGCTAACAAATAAAAATTGGCAAATGGGTTCATTCTATGTTTGTCGCAAAGGAAGTTTTTGCCATCGGGGGTATATCGCCTCACTCTTCCCGTGTCACCCGATATATTCATTTGGCACACATACGATTTATACCCATCGGGAATATTGCTTGCATCAAAGGAGTTGTGCTCTATTTTCTCAACATCGCACCCGAAGATTTCAGCGTATTTGTTGGCATCTTCTTCTTTGTCAAACGAACAAATAACTCGGTAGTCAGAATAACAGCCCTCTGTTACGATATAAATGTATTCCATAAATCCTCCCTTGTTGAGATAGATTAGTTAAACTGTTCGCCTAAATAACTCTTTGATTCTCTAACGTGCGTTACTTTGCCC